CTGGCCGCCGAGGCGAAGTCGAAGAAGCTCTGCCACATGTCCTGGCTGATGCCCAGCTCCGCCAGCCCAAGCATGAGCTGCTGATGCTGCTCGGCCAGCGGCCGGAAGGCCTGGATTTCCGCCTGGGTGGCGTTCAGTCGCTCCTCGGCCTCCTTGCGTGCCTTGATGAGTTCGCGATACCGCTCGCGGGCCCGCTCGCCCACCTGCGGGATGCCCTCGTCGTCGACCTCGTCGGCCTCGCCGCTGACCGCCGCCAGGCCGGCGGAAATCGCGTCGCCCAGCGTTTGCTCGGCCTGTTCGGCGACCGCCTCGTCTGCTACGTCGTCAGCACCGATCTCGGTGGCCGCAGCCGCCGGCTCGGGGGGTGTCGCCTCCGGCTCGGGCGTGACGGGGGCCGTCAGTTCGTCGTGGTCCTGGGCGATCGGGTCTTGCAGCTCGGGGGGCATGTCAGGCTCCGGGTACAGGGGAAGGGGCGCCGGGGGGCATGGCCCCGGGCATGGGCGCACCGCCGCCCAGCAGTCCGGCCAGGGCCGGCGGGATGGCGGGCATCTGCGGGATGAACCGCTGGTAGTCGAGTCGCTCGTCGAAGCGGGCGAACGTCTCCTTGAGCAACTCGATCTCCGGCTGCGGGTCGACGCCCTGCATCGACAGCGCCCGCACCTTGTCGAGTGCCTGCGACACCACGGGCAGCAACGTCTGCCAGGTTTCCTGCTCGAGCAGGCGGTTGGGGCGGCCGGTGGACCCGGCGCGAATCTCGATGCGCACCGTTCGCCAGGCCTCGTCGAGGGTCAACTGCGGCCAGACGGCGTCCTGGCCGACCATCGTCTGCACCTCGGCCGGCGACAGCTCGAGCAGGCACAGCTCGCCGATGTACTCGGCCACCTCGGCGATGGCATCCTCGAGGGCGTCGCGCATCTCGGACACGCCGGTCTTGAGCCCCTCCTGCAGGATGTTGGCCTCGGTCGCCGTCTTGGCGGTCATCACGTTGCCCTGGGCGGCGTCGTGCAGCATCGACACCAGCTCCCAGTCCTGCCGGATCGGTGTCGTGTCGTAGACCGCGGCGTTGATCGGCGGGTGCTCGGCCGGGGCGATGACGTCGCGCACCGGCTTGCCGGCCGTGTCGACCAGAACGATCTCACCCAGCTCGGCGTGCTCGTAGCGGGTAATCGTGTCGACGTCGGTGTCCTTGCCGGCGATGTAGTGCGGCACGCTGATCTTGCGGTGGTCGGCGAGGTTGGTGCGCGTCTCGTTGTACTCGTCCTGCAGCTCGCGCAGCAGCGTGATGAACGACAGCGGATCAGGCGAGCCCTCGACCGGATAAATCTGCAGGCCGAAGAACGGGAAGAACCGCTCGCCGAGCAGTTCGGGCTTGTACGGCGCCCGCAACCATTGGCGCACGCCCTCGACGTAGGTCCGCACGGTGAACGTCTCGCGGTCCCACACCTCCCAGACGGCGCAGGCCGCGTCGCCGCGGTCCTGCCGATCCTTCCACGCGTCCTGCGTCTCCTGCGACAGGTCGGTCCAGCGGAACGACGTGGCGCGACTGACGGGGAAGTCGGGCGAATCAGCCAGGGCGATGACGTTTGGCTGCGGCATCCAGATGCGCTGCGCCATCCAGCGCGCCCGCGGGTAGTCGTCGAACTCGGCGACCGACGGGTCGAGCAGCACGTCGTCGCGCGAGAGCTTGTCGATGACGATGCCGGAGCCGACGACGATCTCGGCGCGGTCCTGCAGGGCCGCCAGCAGGTCGCGCATCCGCCCGACCTCGGCCTCGACGGCGTGGCCCACCTCCTCGGCGTCGATGGTGGCGCGCAGCGCCTCCAGGGTGGCGAGCGAATCCTCGGTGTCGGCCAGCCGGTCCTTGATGATCGGGTCAGTCTTGTACCGCTTCTGCCAGTGGACCTTGAGCCAGCCCACCTCGGTCGTGAAGGCGGCGCGCAGCCACCGCTTCGCCTTCGCCTTGAAGCGCGCCTGGCGGAACTGGGCGTTGATGACGCGGGTCAGCGTGTTGGCAAAGCCGGTCAGGGCCGGCGGCAGCGTATCCAGGTCCTCACTCGTCGGCCGGCAGTTCACCTCTGGGTTCTTCGCCGCCAGGTGCGAGATGAGCCGATACATGGTCGTGTAGAGCAGGTTGGCGCGCACCAGCCCGGCGTCCTCGTCGTCCTTCTGCCGGCCCTCGAGGTACAGCCGCGCCTGCGCCCATCGCTTGCGATCGTCCTCGCGGTCGGCGTAGACGCCGCGCACGACGTCTTGCCAGTAGACGCACTCCAGATCGTCGTCGGCCGATACCGCGACCTTGTCGGATTCGAGTTCGCTCATTGCAGGACCTCCACCAGCGGCGCGCTGGCCTGCCGGGCTGCCGCCGCCGTCACCTCGTCGGCCATGCGGGCGGCGATGTTGTCGAGCTTCGGCCACAGCTCTTGGATCATGTGCAGCACCTTGCCGCGGTCGAAGCTGGACAGCCGGCCGACGAGGAACAGCGCGAGCAGCAGGGCGAGCGCCACCGTGGGCGGGCCCATGCCGTCGGGCGCGGCGTTGTCGCGCAGCACGTCGACCGTGTCGAGGGCGTGGTGCTTGATCCAGTCAATCTCCTCCGGGCCGAGGCCGGCGACCTCCATCAGCTCGCGGTCGAAGTCCTTCTTCGCCAGGGATAGCGCCGCAACAGTGGGTAGGCTCATGGGTTCATCTCAGCCGGTAGGGGGAGCGTTTCTTGGGCGGCGCGGCCGTCACCCGCTCCAGGGTGGCGAGCGAGAACGGCGACACCCGCTTGGGCGGCTCGGGCGGCGCGATCGCGGCCCGGTGGCGCGACGCCAGCGAGTAGCGCAGCTCGTCCCAGCAGTGGTCCTCCATCTCCGTGTCGACGTCGTCCCAGTCGTCCGGGTCGGGCATCAGCACGGGCACGGTGCGCAGGAAATGCCGGCAGGTGTCGAACACCTTGAGCCGGCCCTCGCGCAGCGCGTCGATGACGAGCTGGGCCTGACTGCGGCGGGAGTTCGGGCCCTTCTTGCTGGGCAGCCAGGCGACCTTCTCGCGGTGGAACAGCTCGGCGACGGTGATCTCCGCGCCCTGCTCCGCCCAGATCGCGGAGTCGGCCGGGTTGGCCTTGAACTTGATCCCCTTCGCCTCCTCGCGGGCCTCGGCGCCCTTGATCTTGCGCGCCACCTCGCGGGCCGACTCGCGCGTCCCGGCGTTGGCCTTGCCGCCCCAGCCGTAGAGCTCGCGGTAGCGGTAGATGACGCCGTCCTGATCGCGCGTGTACCAGCCCACCGAGTAGGGCTTGCTGTAGCCCCAGTCCATCGCCCGCCAGCGCGGCCAGTGGTCGGGCAGCTCGAACGGCGCGCAGATGTGCTTGCGCGGGTCCCAGGCGCCGGCCAGGAAGCCGCCGGCCGCGATGTCCCAGTCGCCGTGCCGCCAGGCGGCGCGCATCTCCGGGTTGCCGATCTGCTCCAGCTTGGCGACGTAGCCCGGGTCGTTGTTCAGCAGCGCGAGGTTCTCCTCGAGCTTCACCGTCACCCGCACCCGCTCCTGGCGCAGCGTCATCTGCTTGCCGGTCACGGGGTGCTCGAATGCGGTCTCCTCCGCAACGACGACGCCCGGCGGCGCCGGATCGACGAACCGCTCCTTGACCCAGCCGTGGCCCGGGCCGAACGGGTTGGAGTTGGCGGAGTAGCGGCGCCGCACGCCCGCCACCGAGCAGCGGTTGATCGAGCGCAGCGCGTCGTACAGCTCGCCGGTCGGCCAGGTCGTCAGCTCCTCGAAGTGGACGAACGGGTATTCGTGGCCGTGGAAGCTCCAGTAGTCCTCGACGTCCTTGGCGGCGCGCAGCAGCAATTCCTCGCCGGTCGGCCAGGTCCAGCGGTAGTCCGACTTGCTGGCGACCCAGCGCGGCATGTCCGACCCCTGCGCCGGCCAGGGCCAGCGGCGGAACAGCCGCTTGGCCTTCACCAGCACGTCGTCGAGGTGTTTGTACTCGCGCCGGAGGATCAGGCCGCGCCAGGCCGCGCCCCAGCGGCCGACGTCCCGGGCATAGTCGGCCAGCGCCAGCTCGGTCTTGCCGCCGCCGCGGTTGCCGTCGGCGAACAGCTCGGGCACATGCGCCGACAGGTACAGCTCCTGGCCGCCGGGATAGGGCGCCCAGGCGAGCATCAGGCGGGCACCTCGAGCAGCCCGACGCGCACCATCTCGCGCGCCTGCGCCCAGTTGCCGGCCCAGTGGTGTGCACGCGGCTTCCCCGGGCGCCAGTTGCGCAGGTAGTAGCCCCAGCCCGCCTCCTGGTCCGACGTCGCCGGCAGCGGTAGGGGGTCGGTCCACAGCAGCAGCCGCGCCAACCCAGCCTGCGCCAGCTCCGAGTACGGCAGCGCCGCCCAGACCGCCTCGGGGTCCGCCGACAGGTCGATCGTCCGCAGGTAGTCGATCGCCAGGCGCCCGCTGGCTTCGTGCTCCAGCACGCCCTTGAGCCCCGCCCGCTCGAACTGCCAATAGCCTTTCGCCGGCCCGCGGCCCGCCTGCCAGCGCGCCTTGCCGTTCGTCTCCTGCAGCGCGATCGCCAGGACGAGCAGCTCGGCCTCGATGGAGTGCATCGCCACCCGCCCGCTGACCTCACGCAGCAGCGTGAGCGCGGGTCGGATGACGTGGCACAGCAGCACCTCGGGCGTCACGGCCGCTTCCGCCAGGCGCCCTCGATGAGCACGAACGCCAGGGCCGACACGACCGCGCCGGCCATCGCCGCCAGGACGATGAGCACGCCGCCGGTCACGGTGCGTCGTCCGTCTGCACGCGGATTGCCTCGATCAGGGCCGCGTGACGCGCCCGGCAGTCGGCGTACTGGCCCGCCAGCACCGCCAGGGTATCGGCGACCGCGGCGAAACTACCGTCCATCAGGGCGGGGGCCGGTGGACACGGCGCCATTAGTAGCGCCGGTGGCGCCTGACATCCCGAGGAGGGAGCGTAGCTCGCGCAGCCCGTCGCCATCGAGGCGGCAATCAGGATCACCGGGAACCGACTTGAGCAGCACATAGCGCGTGGCCTCCGCCCTCACCCTTGCCTCGGCGGACGCCGTCGCCGCCTCCTCGACCAGCTCCAGATCGTGATGGAACCGCGCCCGCTCCCCTTCGATCACCCGCTCGAGCTGGATGGAATGCGCCCGCTCGCACTCGGCCTGCGCCACCTGATAGCCCCAGGAGAACGCCGCCATCAGCAGCCCGACCCCTGCCAGCAGGCGCCAGTTGTTCAGCACCCAGGACAGCCCCAGCCGCGCCAGGTCGAGGATCATCGGCCGCCGCGACCCTTACCGCCCTTCCCCTTCTTTCCCTTGCAGCTCATCGGTCGTCTCTGCTCCGGTGGCGGCGCCGGCCCCATCGCCATAGGCGCCATAGACCTCTTTCACCCTCGCCCGCCAGTCCGCCAGGCTGGCAACGACGGGCGGCAGGGCGATGTGCGTCAGCTCGTGCTGCACCGGCCCGCCGTTTTTGCCCGTCACCTCGGTGGCTTGCGGCACCAAGCGGGCAAACAGGCGGTAGAAGTCGCTGGGATTGTCCAGCGCCCATTTCCGCATGTGCTCCTTGCCGCCGAGCTCGTGAAAGACCTTCCACAGCGCGTCGCGCGCCTGCACAGTCAGCTTTTTCGGACCCGGTTTGCTGCCAGCCATTTCTGAACGTCAACCCACTGACCCAACGGGAAGATAGCAGTCGCCCGACTGCTTGGCGACACCAAAGCGCACAATCACGCAGCCGGCGCCCTTGCGCCGCTCGCCGCGGCCGATCGCCACCAGGTCGAGCTGGCTGTCGTCGGGGAAGGCCCCGGCGTGCATCAGGGCGTCGATCAGCGGCTTGAGCAGGTTATCCAGGTCACGTTTGCGCCGGTCGGGTGGATAGGCCGCGATCGTCAGCGCGAGCCGGTCGAGGTCCGTCACCTGCGGCAGGTCCGTGGCGGCCCGCAGGTAGCTCTTGACCACCCGGCGGTAGCGCCGGCCCTGCTCGGACAGCAGCACCCGCCCCAGGTGCGTGCGGTAGTAGGTGTTGACCGTGGGCGGCCAGGGCAGCGTGAGCGGCGTCATGCGGTCCCCCGGTAGTGCGTGCCGCACACCCAGCGGGCCCGACCGCTGCACTCGTGCGTCGTCGAGTCGGTGATGGTCCCCGGGCGGAAGCAGCCGGGCACGGCGCAGGTGCGCTCGTGGACCTTGCCGCAGCTCGGGCAGGCGCCCGG